GCGATGTAAAGGTCGAGGGCATTCCAGGTGTCACTTCTGGCCGATTGCTGCCAGTCGCGAAGGGCTGCAATCGGACTGTGGGTGCCCCCAGGGGTCGCTGCATCTCTACGCCGTAGCTGCGGGTGTTGCTCTGCGATCGCTGCGCCGCGCACAGGGTTGCCTCCGCAAGAGAGGAAGGACTACAGTTTACGTTACGTGAGGTTGGATGCCTCGATCACGCTCAGGGATAAACGCCGTGTTTCCAATCGATATCTGGCTTGCCTACACCGCAGCGTGTTTGCTTCTGGTACTCGCGCCAGGTCCGGACAATCTGTTGGCCGTGGGCCGCGGGCTCAGCCAAGGGAAAACAGCCGCGATATTATCGGGACTGGCATCCGGCACAGGAATTTTCTTTCATGTGACGACCGCTTCGTTAGGACTGACGCTACTTATGCAGACCTCCACAGCAGCGTTCTGGATCGTCAAGCTTATCGGTGCCGGCTACTTGCTCTGGCTAGGTATCAAGGTGTTGCGCTCTCGTAGCCTGCTTAGCTTTCATCCAGCAACTCGACAATCCCTGCCGAGTATTTTCCTGACAGGCTTCTTCTCCGCAGCACTGAACCCCAAGCCGGGCTTTTTCGTGTTGGCATTCATCCCGCAGTTTGTCGACCCGCACCGTGGCTCAGTGAGTATCCAGATGCTGGTGTACGGCGTGTGGTTTGCCGTACTTACGGCAGTTGGATTCGCACTCATGGGGGTTTTCGCCACTGCACTCTCCGGTTTTTTACGCCAGCGGCCACGACTCGTGAATGGTCTGAACGTGGGAGCAGGGCTGACGTTTGTGGCGTCGGGGGTATCAATCGCGGCGCTCAGCCAAAAGTAGAACATGCTGCTCGGGGGGCAAGGGACTCGCCCCGCGAGCAGCACGGTAAAAGTCCAACTTGTGAAATCAAGCTGATGAAACGTGGGGCCACTTGGGGCCGGTAACTGCCGGTCATCAAGGGCTGCTATTGGCCGTTTTCAGCCCTTCGCGACAGGCAGAAAACGACCCATAGCGGACTATCTGAGATGTCCCGAAGTCAGGGGGGATTCGTCGCGTCAGGGGGTAGTGCCTCGGGGGCGCAGGACATCAAGAATTTGAATCGGTCAAAGGTGTTCATCCGCTGCACTGACACTAATTTTAGCTTCTTGGGCAAAGCGAAACAGACCCACACCGAGGAAGAATGTGGCGACTACAAAAAGAAGGCCGGCACCATAGGCGTACTTGAAGCCCATGAACTCAGTTAAAAAGATTATAGCGAGCAGTAGGGTGGCGCAAAGTCCGCCGCGCAAAGAAGACAGGATACCAGCGTTCAATAAGATAGCCCGCCGCCTCAATCTTTCCAGATCAGCCCTGAGGTGCGCACGCCTCTGGTCGTCTTCGGGGATCGCATTGAGTGCCCTTGTACGGTCGATGACAGCTGATAACCTCGAAGTCATTAACGAAACGAACGCAGCTATTGCCCCGAGGAAAAACGTCGGGGCTGTTGCTTGTGAAAAGATGTGCGACAACCGCACAGCGTCAGGAATGAATTCGTTCAATTTAGGGCTACCTAATAGTATTAGGTCGAGTATTTGCATTTCTCCATTTGACATAATTCGCGGTCAAAAGGCAGGGCGCACCCTGTTATCAGCTGGGGGGGCTCAGTACAGTCTTGGGGGCTGAGTTTTGCTGACAACAGGGCACCAACGTCAGGCTAGGCCTGCAAGTTGGTCGGGGCGCCCTGTCGTAGAGCGTAGAGCAGTTGAGGAGACTTTCCACAGTAAGCAAGCGTTTTATTCTGTATTACGGGGCATCCTGACACTAATGCGGTGGTTGCTCGACAGTCCTTTAGCTTCCCGAACAAACCCGAACTGAAAACGTGGTGCTTTTGGACATTCGCACTTCAAACCACAGCGCCGCTACCAGCGGTTGCTGGGTATGCAGTTCAGCTAGTGCGCCGATGTTCAAGGAAATTATCTGTGGCTCGAAGACCGCTTTTGGCCGATTTCTGCCTGTCACGAGGGGCAGAAAGCGGTCACTCGCTTATCCGTTCAACGACCAGTAACACTCTGCATCACGAGCCCCTGAAGCTCTGCACTTACCGTTGGCGACATCGTTAATATCTGAGAAAGCTTCCCTGTCTAGGGTGGCGCGGATGATCCGTTTCAAACTGACGAGCGGCATGGCACGCAGAAACGCCGTTTCCGTCGTTCCGCTAGGCTGATTGCAGCGGGTAAAATTCGTCTGAATGCACAACAGAGGCTAATTAGTATCAACATGAGACTTTCAGATTTCATCCTCAAAAACCTTGAGCCTATTCTGCAAGCATGGGAAGAATTTGCCAGGTCTGTTGATATCCCGATGCCGGCGATGGATTCACAAGGCCTGAGAAACGATGCCGAGTATATTTTGAGGGCAGTTGCGCTCGATATGCGTACCTCTCAAACCCTGCAGCAACAGATCGACAAGTCCCATGGGCTCGGGCCTTTAACCGAGGAAGAATCGGCGGCTGAAAGCCACGCACTGACGCGCCTGATTGCTGGTTTCACTCTAGACCAGACAGTCTCCGAATATCGCGCCCTCAGGTCGAGCGTACTCAGACTTTGGCTGGCCCAAGGATATGCTGAGCAAAACCATCAGATTGAGGACATGATCCGATTCAACGAGGCGATAGATCAAGCGCTTGCCGAGTCAATTACGGCTTATGGGCGAGCGGTGGAGACAACCCGAAAAACAGTCTTGGGGGTGTTGGGCCACGACCTTCGCACACCATTGGGCGCAGTAATGCTGGGTGCTGATCTGTTGAGGCAGACTGAAGAACTGGGCAGCCGCGGAAAAAAAATAATTGCACAGATTTCTACAAGTGTTCAAAACGCTAACCAGATGGTGCAAGACTTGCTCGACCTGGCGCGCTGCAACCTTGGCACGGGCATCCCGGTACAACCGGAAAATACTAACCTCACTTCTGTTTGCGAATCTGTAGTGGAGGAACTGACAGTTGCCCATCCTAAAGCAAAAATCATTTTCACCGACACGGGACCGGTAACAGGCCAGTACGACCCATCACGCATGGCACAGGTTTTCTCGAACCTCATTGGCAACGCCGCGCGACATGGCAACTTAAAGAGTCCAATTAATGTCACATTGAACGGGGATGGCACCACCGCCTACTTTTGTGTGCAAAATTATGGAGAGCCAATTCCTCCCAGCGCATTGCCCACTCTCTTCGATCCGGAGGGACGTTATTCCAGGTACTCCGAGGGTGAACAAGGAGCATCTTCCGGTCTGGGGCTTGGATTATTCATAGCAGCTCAAATTGTAGAGGGCCATGGTGGAAAGATAGAGGTCGAGTCGACGCTGGAGCACGGCACGATTTTCCGTGTGACTTTACCTGTTGGCCAATAATCGAGTTTCGATTGTAAGTACCGCAGAGCCTGTAAACCTTCCGACGAATGCCTGCTTTGGGTCCCGGATTTAGCTCCTTGGTGATTAGAACAGCCCACCTAGGGCAGACGGCTCCCAGTTCATGATCACCAGCTCGCCGCTGACTTCCGCTCTGCCCTGTCTCTGGTTCGTGGTGGTGTAGCGAATGTCCAAGGTCTCGAAGTGGAAGCCCGCAAACACCCGCCGGATGTCCGGATGGTCGTTGATGCTGACCATCACCTTGCCCTTGCAACTGCGCATGAAGTCAGCCATCCGCTCGTAGTTTTCGAACGGAAAGTCCACGCCATAACCGGCGGTCTGCCAGTAAGGCGGGTCCATGTAATGGAAGGTATGGGCACGGTCATAGCGCTCAGCGCATTCGAGCCAGGGTAGGTGTTCGACGTAGGTACCGGACAGACGCTGCCAGGCGGCCGAGAGGTTTTCCTCGATCCGTAACAGGTTGATGGCCGGGCCGGTGGTCGCGGTGCCGAATGTCTGCCCGGTGACTTTGCCGGCGAAGGCATGGTGCTGCAGGTAGAAAAATCGGGCAGCGCGCTGGATATCGGTGAGGGTTTCGGGGCGGGTCATCTTTTGCCACTCGAACACCTGGCGTGAGCTGAGCGCCCATTTGAATTGGCGCACAAACTCTTCCAGGTGGTTTTGCACGACGCGGTACAGCGTGACCAGGTCGCCGTTGATGTCGTTGAGGACTTCGACCGGCGCTGCCTGGGGTCGCATGAAGTAGAGCGCGGCACCGCCGGCAAAGACTTCGACGTAGCATTCGTGTGGCGGGAAGAGCGGGATGAGACGGTCGGCCAGGCGGCGTTTGCCGCCCATCCAAGGGATGATGGGTGTAGACATTGAGAGCAAGACCTTTACTGTATGGATAAACAGGTGCTAGGCTCGCCGCGCTTCGTGCACGGAGCAAGAGCCTTGGCTGGACTTGCAGGGGCAATCTGCAGGGACGGCGACCGGGTTGGATGTTGACGCATCCACCCCGGTCGCTCTTTTCACTTCGCTGTTGAGACTTCTTTGGCATAGGCCTGACAGGCCGCCAGGGCGATCAGTCCTTGGTCGCCGGCATCGGTGATGCCGATAATTCGTTGAGCATGCGCTGGGTCAAGTTGGGCTCGAGTTCCTCCATGAACCACGCCGCCGGCTGGGGTGGCGGCTGACACTGTGTCACCACTGGCTGCAGCAGTGGCGTCGAGTAGGACTGACAGCCGCAGATCAGCAGTGGCAAGACGATCACGCAGGCGAGCCTGGTTGCGTTGAGCATCGCTCAGTTCCTTGTAGTGGGTTTGTTCGCTGGCCGACAGCCGCTGCTCAAGGGCCAGACGATTGTCCTGTGCAATGCGCACCTGGTCAGCCGCGGCGTTACTGATGGCGATCAGATCGTCCTTGTGCAGGCCAGCCTGTTCGGCGAGTTGTTGGCCGTAGCGCCAGTCCTGAACCTTCCAGGCCGACGCGGCAGATCCGCCGACCAATGTGGTCAGCAAAAAGCCAACGGCTAACAGCCGGTACGGTGCGGGGATCAGGTCGACGACACGCATAGCACGGCCCTCGCCCGGGTCCACAGCTGCAGCCGATCGGCCAAGCCGTTGAGTCCGCCGTTGATCTTGCGGGTGATCGCCTCGAACTCATCCCGATCCGCCAGGGCGTTCAGCTCACGTACCCACCAGAACCACGCGGCCGACTCGGCCGCCCATTGCGGCAGTTCGAGCAGCTCAGGGGTGCGCAGCAAGCGCTCGTCGCCGAACAGTGCCAAGCTGCAGCGCAGGTAGTTATTGCGGCCGGTCACCTGGATCAGGCCGCGACCGCGATAGCGCTGGCCATCTCCATCCGCCTCTGGGGTGTTGCCCAGTTTCGCGGCCAGGTTGCCGGTGTCGTATTTGCTCAGGTACTGATCGCCACCCAACTCACGGAGGTACTGCAGCTGGCCAGACTCGTGCCCGACCTGGGCCAGGAACGCAGCCTGCCGCGTCGGTGTGTTGATCTGCCGATGCGCCATGGCCGCATTGAGGGCGGATACAAAAACGCCCGCTTGGCGGCGGGCGTTCGGGAGGATTCGCAGCAATTGCTGTTCCGTGATGGACATACAAACTCCTGGTATAAAAAAACCGCACGCGGCGGGTTTATGGGGACGCGATAGCGTTAGGCGAGACTGACGACCTTGACCGGCTTCACCTCCTTCTTTTTCTTGCCCTTGGCTTTGGCTTTGCCCTTGTTGCCGCCGTTGCACTCGACCGTGGTCGACCAGCCGGCTTGGGTATAAGTCTGCTCCACCGAATCCGCCAGATACTCGCCATCGAGCCCGACCTTGAAGCCCTGGGCATTAATCGGCCGCTCGGCAAACAGGTCGGTGCGACCGGGCATTTCGAAGCGCACCCCCGCGCCGGAGCGGTTGAACGCCGCCAAGCGCGCCTTGGCCGCCGACTCGGCGGCGGTCTTGTTCGGGTGAATGTGCCGATCGGTATGCACCGAGGGCAGACCGGCCGGCGCGTCCTCATTGTCCAGGGACACCACCGCGAGCTTGCCGCCCTTCTTGTCTTGGTGCTTGGTGGCCACCTTGCCGTGCGTGTTGCGATCGCCCAGACGGAACTGCCAGCGGCTGACGTCCTGGCGGGTGATGGTGATCGCGCCGAACGCCTTGCCGCTCGCGCTCTGTCCGCCCTGGCGCGGCATCACCAACAATTTGCCATCGGCGACCTTGGCCGTGCAGTCGTACTGCTTAGCCAGGCGCGTGATGAAATTAAAGTCGGATTCGCTGAGCTGGTCCGCCCGCGCGACCTTGGTGGCCACCGGACAACTCGGCTCCCAGCCGTTACGCGCGGCGATATCGGCCACGATTTTCGACAGTGGCACGTCCTCCCAGCTCCCGCTGCGAATGGTCTTGCCACTGCCGCGCATGTCGCTGGCCTTGCCCTTGATCACCAGCGTGTCCGGCGGACCCGACACCGTGATCTCGTCGACCACGTAGCGACCCA